CCGAAACCATCTGCTTCGATGCCGCGAGCCGGTCCAGATAGGGTACGGAAGGAGAGGTCTGCTGAAGCGTCAGGGTGATCGCGCCGAGGGGATTGTTGACTTCAGCGACCGCCACATCACCCTGGGCGCCAACGGACGTTTGGAACGTATCTTCCGCCTTCTCGCATTCCACGAATGAGCCTTCAGCGAATCCGGTGATGTACACGCCACCGACGGTCACCGTCACATTTTTCGCGTCATAGGATCTGGTCACGTTGCTTCCCTCCTTCACACCGTGATCGTGCCGCGGATGGTCGCCTCATGCACAGCGCCGGCCAGTTCGAACGAGAACGTGGCGCCGGTGTACTTCCGCTGCGCACGGTCGGCCGGGTTCGTTTCCTCCCGCGTCGGGAAGTTGGTGCTGTACAGCGGCAGGCCGTCGGCGTCCGCGGCGATGATGCCCTGATTGAATGCTTGCCGCAGCACGTTGATTGTGGTGGCTTCGAGCTGCGCGATTCCGGCGTTCGTGAACGGAATCTTCGGCGACTGGTTCAGCAGTTTCTGCAGGCTGTGCTCGATGTTCACCTGCACCCAATCCTTGGCCATGATGACGTCGATGTACTCGCCGCTCACGACTTTGCCTTCGCTCGTCACATCGTCCCCAGCCTTCGTCACGTAGGCGTTTCCTCCGGCGGAGTGGATGTTGTTCAGTTCGGTCGCGGTCAGGTTGTCCGGCGAGATGCCGATGAGCCTATTGAACTTCCAAGTGACCGAGCCCACCGACTGCGCACCAGCGGCGCCAACCCAAGCAGCCTCGGGATACTTTGCGACTTCCGCCGGGTCGCTGTGATAAAGCACGAACGTGCGGTCGTACTTCTTGGCGAATATGGCCGCCAGATCGGCCAGGTCGTTCGTACGTGCCGCGAACAGCTTGCCGCCGCGCTGCTCGATGACGTCTGCGACCGCGATGATTTCAGACACATCAGCGCTGGTGATGATGGCAAAGTACCAGTCGCGCTCGTAGACGGCGCCGAGAACATCCGTGAAGGTCCCGGCCACGTCAGAATCGTATGCGGCGATGGCAACCTTCGCCGGCCGATTGTCGCCTTGCGCGAAGATTGCGGCGGCCGCCTTGTATGCCTCGGTCCCCTCAGCATAGTCCGCCTTTACGGCGTCCAGATCGAGGTACTCCTTGAACGGCGAGCCACCTGATTTCCCGGTCAGGATCAGCGGATTGCCGAACCCAATTAGGCCGGGCGGCTTGACCAGGTCGATGGTGACCGTCACATCTTTCAGAGGCACTTCGATCAACTCCTTTCAATTTCAGCAGATTCGATATACACGTCGTCCATTTCGGACCGGGCCACAACCCGGAACCGCACGTCGCAGCCGACTCGGCGCTCATATTCGACCGTAAGGAACACGTCACGGTTCTGGGCGTTGGTGATTTCGACGACCGTGATCCCGGCACCGCGCAGCGTATCCCGCCCCGTGAAATCGAAAAATTCGATGAGGCGATAGCAACGCTGGTAGGCATCGTCCGCGTCCCGGGCATGCACCGTGAACGAAAACACGACCTCGACCTGCTTCTCCTGCGTCCGCCGGATGCCGGTTCCCACGTCCAAAACACCCTCGACGCCGTGCACGGGCGCGAGGTACGGAGACGTCATCTTGTACGTGACGAAGGGGTACGACGGCATTTTCCCCGTCTGGTCTCCCATGATGACCGGTATTCCGAGCGCCGCGGACAGCGGGCGGACGATGGCTGATCTGAGGCTGGCATAATCAATCAACCGCGCTCACCCGCTTTGCAAGGTACTGGTGAAAGTCCGCATATTCGGAGAAGTCCGTTTCTTCCTCGATCCGGTACTTCTGCCCCTTGTACACGATGAGTGATTGCGTCGGGATCGCTTCGAGCGAAATGATCAACCGGTCGGATGCCGTGTATCGCCCACCGGACTCGTACAGCGTGCGCTCCGGCACCGGCAGGATGGCCGCTTTCGTGTCACGGGTGACTTCCTCCGGTTCCCGCCAGATGCCGTCTTCGTCGTAGTAACCGGGCTGACGGGCGATGTGCTGGCACGGGACACTGTACTTCTCGATGAGCCGTTTGAAGTTGTACAACTTTGCCATCTCACGTCACCTCGTACACGATCGCCTCAAGCAGGTGCCCGGTATGGACCAGCGGATTGCTTCGCCCGGTCATTTCCACGGTCATCCGGGAAAGCGGCGGTTCGCTCAAGTTCCGCAGGTACTCCTGCATCATGCCTTGCAGCTGAAGGCCGAGCGCTTCCAGCACCGTGTCCGCCGGCGTGCCCTTCCGGAATGCCTCGATCAACCATTTTTTCGCTTCTTCCAGAAACGCTTTTTCGTTTTCGTCGAAACCGGCGCGGATGAACGACCGCTCCGGGATGACGATGTGCGTCGTGTCTTTTCGCAGAGGATACCCTTGCGCAGCGAACCACTTCCGCATCTTCGGCGTCACCGGGATCCGGGCGCCGAATTCATGCACCCGGCCGATCATGGCCATGTCGCCGCCCATGATGCCGACGCGGATCTTCCGCTTGCCCAGGTTGTCCAGCTCCTTCAGGAGCCGGGGAATGCGGTTTTCATCGCGAACCTTCACGGGCATGGCAGCACATCCCGCTTGCTGGACCCGGCCGGCACGAACCGGATCCGGGTGTACGGTTTCAGGAGCGCGAACCATGGCGCCGTGCTGCCGCCGGATGCGCCGCTGATTCCCCCGCCGGTCGTCCAGATTTCCGCCGGGTTCCGGAACGTCTGCCGCAGCTGGCCAACCTGCTCGGATTCGACCACCCCGGCGGCCGCGCCCTCCGTGCCAATACCCGCAGCCAACGCCGCCTGGATCATCATGCTGATCGCCAGCTTCACGCCGGAAGGCAGCACGATGTCTCCCTTCTCATCCCGCGAGAAAGGGTTCTGCGTCCGCTCGATCGCGAAGTTGATGGCGGCCGGCAGGAGGATCTTCAGCAGGTCGTCCTTCGACGTGTCGTCGGACGGGATCCCGAGCAGGATTTTCAGCTCATCCAGCGTCATTCTGCTTTCCCCTCGGCTTCTTCGGCGGAGGCGCCGTTTCCGGGAAGGTTTCCTGCACCGGTTTCGCGATCCCATGTTTCGCCCATCGCTCGGCGACAGCCTCGGTCACTTCGACGACGTCCCCGGGCTTCAGCGGCTTCCCGTAGAAGGTCTGCACCAGCATTTCCACGCGCACCACGACCATCACCCTTTCATCGAAAAAATACCCTGCGGAAGGCGGGCTTCCGCAGGGTTGATTCATTACGGAGATGCCGCCGGTTTCAGGACGGAGAACATGAACCGGGTGTTTTCGTCCCGATCCAGCTGATTGATCGGATTCGGAATCTGCCATGCCAAGCGCATCACGCAGCGCAGCGCAACCATGTCTTGTTGAGCGAGGTTATACACGATCTCGCCCGTCGTCGGGTCCTGGATCACTGCTTCGGTCAGAATTTTGTAAGTGATATCCTGCCGGATCGCGTACACCAGCTGGCTCCAGTCGCCGGAAATCATCAGCGATTTCGTCGGATCCACCGCGCCATTCAGCGGGAAGATCATCCGTTCACCGTCAAGCTGGTACCGGGTGCCTTCCTGCATGGTCGCCTTGAAGATCGGTTGACCGTCAGCATCCCGAAGACCACGGAGTTTGGCCCGCATGCTCATGGCCGCCACATGACCGTTGACCATGAAACCGGATTGCTCGACCAGGTCGATGACGCCGCCCTCGGCCATGATGTCGTCGTACAGGTCGGCGCCCGTGCCGAGCGTGACGACTTTGCCTTTCTGTTCGGCCTGCGTCACGATGCCGTCCGGCCAGGTCGACGGCTTATTCGTGCCGTACAATACGGCAGCGTCGAACACTTCGCCGAATGCAGCTTCAATGCGCGGCCGGATTTGACCCCAGATGTCATAGTCAGCGTCGTCCAACACGGCCTCCGGGATCGGCACGATGACCGCGATTTCTTCAGCTTCCAAGAACTTGTTTTTCCAGTCGACTTTCGTGGTTTGCTTGCGACCGGTGTCGCCATTCACAAAATAGGCCATCGGCAAGCTGTTCAGCACCGGCATGCGGCGCTGTTTCGCCGTCATGTTCGGCAGGCGCGTGGCCAGCTGCATGACAGCCGAATACTGCGGCACGCCCTGGATGATTTCCCGAGCCACTTCCTCGGGAATCAAGGCTTCCGCGTCGGTGCGTTGGATCGCGTTTACTGCCACTTTCAATCACTCTCCCAAATAAATCTAGCGCCCTAAGGCGCCTCTGATCAGGTCATTCATTGAAAAACCGGCCTTACCTCCGGCACCGTTGCTGGGCGGTGTGCGTCCGCCCGCTGCCATGCGCTTCGTGACTTCCTCGGAAACTGCGGCATCCCACAGCTTCTTGAAGTCTTCGATGCGTTTTTTCGTGTCATCGACGTCTTCGCCGAGGACGAACGGCTTGAACTGGATCGGCAATTGTGCAGCCGCCAGCAGGTTCGTCGCTTCAAGTTCGACCGTCTGCCGCTTCAGCGCCGCTTCCTTCTCGAACAATTCGCGACGCTGTTTCTCCAGTTCATATTTGATCCGTTCTTCCTCGGTCATCTTTTCTTTGAGCAGGGCTTCTTTCTCCTGCTCAAGCTGCTTCAGTTGCTTCACGTACTGCGTCCTGACCCGGTCCTCGGCTGACTGGATCTGCTTCTGCAGCCAGGCTTCCATTTCGGGAGTCGGTTTAAAATCGCCTCCCTGGCCGCCTGGATTGCCTTCTGAGCCGCCTTGTCCGGTTCCGGCTCCAGTACCACTACCTTGGCCTCCTTGTTGGCCCTGTGCGCCTCCTGCGGCGCTACCAGTTCCCCCACCTTGGCCACCTTCTGCCGAATAAAACGGCATGCGTTTCAGCAGATATTCAAACATGATTCATTCCTCCATTGTCGAGTTCGGCCATGCCGACGCCCTGCGCAGAGTTCGCCGACACCCGCCCTCAGTTTTTTTTGAAAATGAAAAAGCCGCTCGTTTGAGCGACTTTTTGAAAACAGGGGTATTTTCATTTTTTCAAGATTTCAAATTCGTCTGGCGGGTACAGATAATCCTCGCCACTTTCGTCCACGATGCGATACCAACCTTTTTCCACACTCAAAACACGGTATATTTTCCCGTGTATGAGCGTCATCGGGCTACCTTTTCCGATGTACCGGACGATCACGAAACACACCCCGGCTCAATCGAGCCAACGCTTAACTTTGTACTCTATTTTACCAATGTTTTTCGCCTCGTACCAGTGGATTTCAGCCGGCCGTTCTTCTCCGTCAAATATGACGGTGGCAGTCCCCCTCATCTTCTTCCAATCTTTCGGAGTGGTCAGCGCCCCATTTTCAAGCGGATAGTTTTTTATCAGGCGCTGAACTTCACGAATCTTTTTCCCCTCAGCGATTGGAAGAACACCCGTGATGTAGCTCCCCTCCTTGAGAACAGCGCGCGATTCGCCGAATACTCGAACTGACTTCGGAACCTTCACGTAAATTCGTTTGGCTACAGGACCCAGACTTCGCGGAACGGCTTCATGATTGCTCATTCGCATATTCCGCCATTCCTCGAACGAAAGATCCGCCAGTTCTTTGTGTGTTTTCCGATGCACCTCCGCGATCCGGTACGTCGCAAAGCACCGGCAGTTGATGTCATGCGCGGCAACACCGGTGTTTCCCGGCGCCTTCCCGCGGCCGCCGGATGGCAACAGCTCGAAATCCTCGTCTACCGGGACTTCCTGCCCGTCCATGAGCCGATGGTTGGCTGCCGCCGTGCGCCGCACCTTCTCGTCGTGCATCGAGTTCCACTTTTTCATCATCACGACGCCCTGCGCCGTCGCGTGCTGCGCGCTGGCCAGCGTCGCCGCCTCCTGGATTCGGTGAGCCTCGGTCCGGACGATCCGGACGGTGTCCGCATGGCTGGTATTCAGCACATCCCGGACGTTCGCGGTCATTTTCCGAAGCGTGCTGCCCTCGACCAGGTCGGCCGTGATGCGGCGGAACAACTCGTCGATGGTCTGCTTTCGCAGCCTGGACAGTCGTCCTTTCAACGTCCGGCCGCCGATCGGCTCCTCGATGATGCGGTCGATGTGTTCGAGCGGCACCGCAGCATATGCAAGACGCGCCCGGCTCTCCCGCTCAATCGCCCAGGCCATCCACTCATACGAATGCGAATACGCCTGCCGAAGCAGCCGCCGCAGCGCCCGCTGGTTCTTCGCACTCATCTTGTCCACCTGGGCCATGATCTGCTTTTCCAGGCGACGCAGGCGGTTGTACTTGGCCATTTCCTCGTAGGTGAGCTTCCCATCGGTTTCGAGCTTAGCGTACAGCAGACCGATCTCGGCGATGATGCTGTGAAGCGCGATTTCGAAGTTCCGGCGGATCTGCGCCTCGACGGCCGCTGTCTGCTTCTCGTTGGCTTTGCGCAGCTCGTCCTCGTACTTGTCCAGGCTCATACAGCATCATCGCCCTCGTCGTCTGGCAGATCCAGTTCCGGGATTTCGTCCCGTTCTCGCTGCATCAGCTCGATCTCGTACTGCGCGTCGTCGACGAACGACAGCTGGCTGAGCCGCGTCTGCTCGCTGACCATGCCTTTCAGCTGGCGAGTCGCCTGCGCTTCATAGAGAAGATCCCGCGGGAAGTTCCGCTTAAACTCGTACCAGACGTTCAGCGGGTCGAACCGGAGCGAAGGAGTTTTCATTTTCCACGGACCGGCGAGCAGCTCAAACATGCGTTTCGACGCGGATCGGAACTTGTTTTCGAAGAAGCCAGTCTTCATCTCCAACCCGAGAAGCCGGTATTTCCGGGCCTCCCCGGACTGCGCCCCGCCGCCGAATGCATCGTCCGACAGGTCGGGTGTCTTCGAAAACCGATAGATGTTGTCGTGCAGGCGATCCAGATGGTGCTCCACGATGGCGTCATCCAGCTGCTTCGTGATGAACTTAATGTCGCCGCCATCCGGGACACTGAACGCTCCGGTCCTGCGCGCCTCGTTGAGCGTTTCCTCGTCGATCTGGCCGCCAACAAACGCCATGTACGCTAGGCGGAACGCCTCGATCTCGCTGTTCACGTCGGACATGGTCCGATCATAGGCGTCGATCAGGCTGAGCACCTTCTCGGCATCGCCCTGCAGCTCGGCATTGTTTGGGAACCCGACGACCGGGCACATACCGAACGGATGAAGCTCCGGCGGCTTTTCGACCTGGTACGTCCCGCTGTTCGACCGCGTTTCGATGAAAAAGTGCGTGTACGTCTCGTCGTAAAACTCCACTTTCCGGATCGGGCTGTCGCGTTCGTCAAGCACCGTGTACACGTACAGGGCGTAATCCGGCTCCGTGATGTCGCCGGTGGTCGTCAGGAACACCGTCCCGAATGCCGGCAGGTTCTTTGCTCGCTCTCGGGCCTGTTTGTCAATGTAAAGGAGCCTGGCTCCGTATCCGCAGATCGCGGCCATCTTCGTGACCTCGACGTCCAGGTCGGGCAAATTGTTCAGAGCTGCGAACCGCGTGATGAGGCCCTGGGCTTCCTCGTAATTCGGATCGTCCTTCGCGTAGTTGTAGCTGATCGGATTCCCGGCGAAGTATCCGACTTTCATGTCAACGATCTCGCCAAAAAAATCGTTGGCCACGCGATTGTTGACCTTGCGGTCGTCGTCTAGGCGCCTTTGATAGATGGGCACCCCATCCGGATCACCCAAATATCGCAGGTACAGCCTCTTCATCTCCGCCTGTCGCGGCTCAAATTTTCGAAGAATGCGCTGCACCAGCTCAGGCGTGATGCCGCCCTTCTGGATTTGCTCAATCTCGTAACTGAAATCCGGGAGCAAGCTATGTCACCTCCTATCTGGCGATGGTCGGCGCGGCAGCGATCCGGCCCTTGAACAGAACCGTATGCACAAAATAACGATCACCGTCCAACTGGTGATCGTTCTGCTTCACCGGCTTGTCCTCGCCGCGTTCAGCCGCTTTTTCGTCCCAAACGTAAGAAGCAAATTCTCGGAACGTCTCCTTGCAGCAGTCATTGTATTTGATCATCCCTTGCACAAGAGCCGTCGCCACATTTCGAATACCGTCTAGCACGTCATTCACGGCTTTCATCACCGTGTACTTGCCGTGCTTGCGGATCGTCGCGATGAAAGATGCCGCCGACGGGTCCACGATGATCGCCCGGGGCCGGATGTCACCGAGGAACTGAACCAGGTCAGCGTAGTACTCCTCGTCCGTCTTTTGCCGGCTGCGGTTCCGCCCGTCGTAATGGTACTCCTTTACCTTGTACCAGACACCGTCATGCAGCCCCCACAAACCGAACGTCGTCGGGTTCTGTGTGCCGTAGTCCACGCTGACGTAGTATTGGCGGTAAGGTCGGTCGACCGTCGGCACGACATGCTTCCCGCCGACTTCCGGGTCGAACATGTCGTATATGAGGCCCTCCGCCATCACCCACAGACCGAGGATGTAGCGCTTAAAGAACACGCCGGAATACATCCGGCGGTAGCGCTCCTTCACCCGTTCGGACAAGCTCAGGTTGTCATCCATGGTGAAGTGCAGGTGGAGCGCGTTTTTCTCTTCCAGCTTGTCCAGCCATTCGAGCTTGAACCAGTGATACGGGCCGGCGGGGTTGCAGTTGAACCACAATTTTGCCCCATCGACCGAGCAGCGCGCCGTCGCTTGGTTGACAAACGACTGCGGCATCAGCGCGACCTCGTCGAAGAACATGCCAGCCAGCGTGATGCCCTGAATCAGGTCCTGCGAGCGCTCGTCCTTTCCGCCGAACAGGAAGAAGTAATTTTCCTTGCTACCACGCCTGATGATCAGTAGATTGTCCGCCCGCCGGTCCTCGACGCGGTAACCGCGACTGAACAGCATCTGCTTGAGCGGCCCGATCACGTTCCGCCGAAGCGCCCCGATCGTTTTGCCGGCCATGCCAAATTGCTGGCCGTCGAAGGTCTCCATCGCCCAGACGACATAGCTGAACGACATCGACGATGTTTTCCCGGCACGCACGGACCCGTCGCAGATGATCGCGTCCTTGTCGCGGTGCGGACTCTCTGGCATCCACCACGTCAGGACCATGAGCTGCTTTTTGCTGAACGGATGCCAGCGGAACGTGGGCTTAATCTTCCTCGCCGTCAGGCTCGCCATTGTTACCCCACACCTCCGCCGTCTTGCCGCGCAGCGCTTCTATGAAACCATCGTCGCTCGCTTCGTCCGGATCATTCGCGGCATTCTTGCGCTTGATCTCCTCCGTCTCCGCCTTCACCTTCGCAATCTGCGCCTGCATCAGCTCGATCTTCGCCCGCCTTTCGTCGTCCTCGGGCGCCATCGCGAGGAACTGGCGGATCGCCGATCGGAGCTCCCGGTTGATGAGCGCGAACGCCTTCAGCTGGGCCGCTTCTTTATCCCAGGCGAATTGCAGCTCCCATTCACACTCACTCAGCTTGCCGCCTTCCTTTACTCGTTTCAGCTCGCGTGTCGTGTCATTTTTGCCCTGAACAAACATGATCCGCTGCGCCCATAGCATTTTGGCGTAGGCCAGTTCCACGCCATGCCAGAGCATGTCCAGCGGATCGAGGTTCTCAACTTCCTTCATGAGATCCTGCATCTCGTCGGGTAGCAGCTTCCGGTAGAGTCCGTGCTTCAGCGCGTTCTGGTTTCCCTTCGGCGCTCCGCCTCCCCGGTTGCCAACGGCATTTTTGTTTCCCCTCGGGGCGCCGCGAGGCCGCTTGGCCGGGATCTCGTCCCACTTGTCCAGGTACTTCCACTTGCGAATGAGCACGTCGGACACACCGAGCTCCCTCGCAATGTCGACCAGTTTCATCTGCCGACCGGATTTCAGCCAGAGCTGGAGCGCCTTTTTGCGGTTGTCGCTTCGGGGTCTGGACACTACATTCACCCCACCTCCGACACTGATCGAAGATTTGAGTTTGAAAGAACGGAACGCTGCGTTTGGTAACGCTCCGTTACCAATGATAAACGCAACTTCCGACAAAGCCGCGCGTTCGATCTCTTCCAGTTTGTGGTTCTGGACTAACCCATAACATACATTCTGTTGCACTCATAAATTCTCGATTTCGATTGATTCTTCTAGGCTTCTTTTTTGGTGATGTCGTCCGAGTGCAACACTTCATGAATTATGCGTACTTCAGGCGACGAATTGCGGCGTCCATGAGGTCTTGTGTGAGCCCCAAATACATCAAAGTGACGGTTTCCGACGTGTGATTGAACATCTTCATTAGTAACGCCAGATTGCGTGGATCCTGCATGTACAGGTGGTAACCCCAAGTCTTTCGCATGGTGTGCGTTCCGATGTCTGTCAGGCCAAAATGGTCCGCCGCCTCCCGCAGCATTTTGTAAGCGGTCGATCTATCGATCGGCCGGCCGGCGAACCCGGTGTTCTTTTTCCGCTGTCTGGACTGGAACAGGTACTCGTGATCCTGCTTGCCGCGAATAAAAAAATCCAGGTCCTCTCGGATCGCTGGATGAATGATGAACCGTTTCCGTTTACCCGTCTTAGATTCGACGATGTCGATATGCGTGCCGCGCACCTGGCCGACTTTCAGGTTCAGGAGGTCGGACACCCGCAGGCCGCTGTACACACCGAGCGAGAAAAAGATGTAATTCCGGAAGTTCCGGGTCCGGAAATATTGGCGGATCGCTTCGACCATTTGCGGGTCGCGGATCGGCTGAACGAAATTCATTCGCCCATCACCTCGCCAGCAGCCAAATGATCAGCGCCCAAAATGGAATACAGACTGCCAGGCCGTGCCGCAGTCCGCGAAAGAATGCCAACGGGTCTTCTCTCATTTGGCCCACCGCCTCATGTATTCCCGCCGCTCCCGCCGATTCCTCGGCGCCGGCTCCGCAAACGGCGCCAGGCGTCGAATCATTCGACGGATCCATTTCATGACTTCACAACCCCCGTCCGTTTGTCCTTCCGGTACGGATTGACAACCCAAATCACACCATGCCGCCGGCTGATCCAACCAGCGAAGTTCGTGGGCAATTTCATCTTCTTCAACACGAATCTCACCTCATGAAATGACGAAGGCCGGCGCTTTCAAGCGGCCGGCCAGGATCCCGGGGCCCGCTCAATCCGCGCCCGGTCGCGGTCAAGGAGGCGTGCAGCTCCTGCACGATTTCCCCCTCGTGCAGGCCCATGACGTGCTG